TTGAATTGTATATTGACTGACCTACATATACGCCGTAGTTATTGGCGTTGCCAGAAGCCGTGACTGTAGTAGTCGCCGCAAACGTAAAGGTAATCGTGGCTACCACTTTAGTAGTATCTGATTTGTAAATCGCAGAAGTTTTATCAGTTGGATTTGTTACCTGAACAAAGTGGTGATGTTCGGAACTCGGTGCTTCTTTTTTAAAGAAGAACCCATTCTGAACCTTTAGCTTATCAAGCACGGTATTGTTTATCTTTGACATTCCTTCAACACCTTCAATACCGCTATCGTTATAGCGCATATTTTCAAGTGTCTGAAAATGTGCGTCAGGTAAAACAGTCCCGTCAAGTTTGGTAATCAGTCTGCCGTTCAGCGGAAAATCAAATGGTTCTAATCCTTTTTCTTTTTCTGCCACTCTCTTACCTCTTTTTTTGCTTTTCTTTCCTGATATACCATATTTAATTGGAACTGTTGTTTATCTATATCATCTTTTCTTTTGCCTGTTGCAAGTTCCCTTTGAGAAATCCCCATATTAAACTACCTCATGCTTCTGTTGCTATATGACCTCTTTTTAAAATTAACACGCCACTTGTGTCTGTCGGGTCTTGTGTTCTCCACAGAATTTGCTTTACGTAAAAGCATCTCCCATTGCTTATACCAAGCGTCACCGAAGTTCGGCTCCCTATCTCTATACTTATAGAGGAACGCCGCATAGCTTATTACTGACGGCATATAGACCGCAGGGATTTTGTAACTTCCGTAATCGGTATAAACAGGTGCTGGCTTTTCAATGTAAGGAACCAATACGGAATGAGCCGCCGTGTCAGGATACGGATTAAACTTAATCTGTTTTCTGACCTGTGGGGTAATCACAAAAGCGTCTGCGTTTGTCCAATCATTTGCCGTGCCACCGAACAATGCCGTCTTTAAATGCGTAGCATCGGTTACTTCAATGATTACACCATCGCTTGTATCTGTCGTATTACTTATTAAGTCACCAACAGATACCGCACTAGTTGTAAAGTTAGAAGTAGAAGATGTTAAAATGGTATAACCATTTGTCACCGCACCCGCAGCAGTCGCCGCCCCAGTTACTATATCGGGAACGTCCGTGTCAACAATAGCAAAGTTATCAGGTATCGTCACGCCGTCAGTAGGATTATCTATCCACATCATTCCCGCATCTCTGTATGCAATGAAGTAATAATTGGTGCCGTCATAATACCTAACAACATATTCATTCTCGTCATTCATCAGGTACAGGCATAAATAATTTGTCGGCAAATCATAGGTCGCCGTATCGGCTACCGTAGTGATAGTCGCCGTGGTCGTCAGTATCTTTGTTTCCATTGCAAACTGACATGCCGCCTGATAAATATAATCGTATGAAGTTCTGTTATCCAAGAAAGTAGACGTAGAACCTTCTTGAAGTAAATTCCTCAACTGATACAACATCTGCTTTCCGTTCATAAAAATTACTCCAACCTATTAATATTATTAATCAATCACGCCTGAGCGACTCAGAATTTGACTGTTCGTCCAAGTATCTGCTTGTTATTTTCCACATTTTTTCCGCCTGTGTCCGTGAGATTTTCCCGTCTACAGGCTCCACGTTGCATGCCTTTGCTAACGTGTTTAGCTCGGCATTTAGTTTGATTGTCGGCAGAGTCATTCTTCTGGCTTCCTCGTGGGAATCAGCCAGTCCCTTTTTCATGTCGGAACGGGTGAACATACGTGCGCTTATTTCCTTGCCAAGCTCCTTTCTAGCCTTTGCAAAGCTATCTTTTGTAACGCTGTCAAGGTTAGGTCGGTTATTCTGAATCTCATCCAGTTTAGCCTGAAGTTTACCTAACCTCTCTTTTGCCTTGGCAAGCTGTTTTTCCTGTATCCTGCCCGACCTGATTTCAAACTCTGCCATTCTTACATCTTCACTTAACTCGTCAACCATCTGTCTGTTATACCAAATAGGGAACTCTGAAGATATTCTCTTCTTGCCGTCTTTGGTAATACACATGTCAGACTCGCTGAAAAATGATACGTTTTCACTCATAATCTATCCTTTCTTTTTAAATACGTTTACGCAAACATCAACGCTGTTTGTATCATATACAGGTCTGTGCCACCTCTTGTATATCTGCGTGTAACTTGGGTGCCATTCAAACATTTTACCGCAATCCATTTTTCTTGTCTGCATTGAAGGACAATCAGGATTAGGTCTGTATACAATACCATCAACTATAAAATCGTATATCACGATATATCCATCATCTGTTACAACCCTATCGGCTTCAGACGCTATCTTAAATAAATCCTCATTATCGCAAAGGTATAAACAAAAACCGAAAGCAACCACTTCAAACAGGTTTGAACCGAAATCAAGTTTGTCAGCGGTTCCTCTCTGGATACATCCATACTTGGCGTTTTCTATCGCCGTTAATGACGGCTCAACTCCATAACATGACATTCCTATATTTTCGTTTATAGCTTTTAATCTCCACCCATCGGAACAGCCGATTTCCAGATATTTCCCAGTATTAATATCCAGCGCCTTTAATGCCATAATGATAGGGTCATATTCCCATTGTTCGGCAAAAGCAGTCAACGCCGGTTTGCGTCTAATGTAATACTTATCGCCGATGCCACAAAGATAATTATCTCTGTTCGATGTCATACCCATATACCTTTCCGTCAGGTGTCCTCATAACGGCAGTAGGTTTCTGAATAAATACTTTTACGCCCAATCCTTTAGCGTATCCGCACCAGAAATCAGCCCCGCATTTTATCTTGTAATAATCAGACCCGCCGTCCATTGTCACGCCGTACATATCTATTTCATCGTAACCTTTGTATAGGGCGAGTGCTATGGCATAATCTACAGTACTAGAGAAATAATCGGTGTCGAATTTTTCCATTACCGCTTTCAGGGGGTAATTGGATAAATCTATATACGGAATATTTTCGTCAGCACATTTCTTCTTTGCCTCGCCTGCGGTTCTTTTTTCTTCTTCTCCCCACCTTCCGTCATGGTAGACGTTCATATCAATTACAAGGTCAACAGGTCGGCGTAAAACTAATTGGGTTATCCCCCAACATTCACCTTCTTGCGGTGCCTGATTCCAAGTTCTACCCTTGCCTATTATAGTAACCTTCATATTTTAGTGGGCGGTATTAAGCCCCGCCCTTGGCTGTTAAAAGTTTATGTTACAGTATCACCAGCAGGTGCCAAAATACCAGAAGCCGTACCAGCAGTATTGGTCACATAGTTCTGTGAGAACTGCATAGCATCTCCGACAAGAGCCGCCGCTAACAATACAGCCGCACCGCCCATTACTCGGTTATCCGCAACAATACCAGTAGATGTAGTCACACAGTTAATAACAGATGTGATTGTATCACCTAACCAGTTTATTCTGTTACCGACAATTTCCGCATCCACAACAGCAGTAGAACCGCTGATACAAATACTTGCAGTAGCCGCCTTAGCGGTTATCATAATTGTATTATTGAGAATACGAGTATGAGAAGTACCAACCAAATTAATCCAGACTTGGTTTGCATTTGCCGCCGTTCCCTGACGATGGTAACAGTTTTTAATCGTTAATTCGTCAGCATCAGCGGTAGTTAAAAGAAACTGAATTGCCTGCCCAGTTGCGCCCTTTGCACCATATTCCGCAAAGTCAACAGTATCGAGGGTACACCCTGCCGCAGACACCGCAAACATAGACACCACTTCATCAACGCTGATTGTCGTAATGATGTTCTTAATCAGAACATTCGCCGCCGTAACAAGCCACGATGAAGCGGTAGCAGACCAAGTAATCGTTGGTCTTAAATTTCCGTTACCCAAGCCGATAATTGAAACGCCAGCAACATCGCAGGTAATCCCGCCAGCCGCAGAAATCGTTTCAGTATGACCGGGTAACACATAAATAACATCTCCCTGATTTGCCGTACACTTGCCAATCGCATAATCAATCGTCTTGAAAGGCTTGCCAAGTGAACCGCAAGAAGGGTCATCAACGCCAGCAACCCATTTACCAGAAGCCGTAGCTCCTACATAAAAAACATTGCCAACGCAGGGATTTTCTACACCGCCGCCAACAATAGTCGGCGTGAGTATCCCGTTTGGAAAATATGATAAACTCATAATTTAAACCTCATTAACTTCCCCCCCTACATTATCCCGCCCTTCTATTCAAAGAGGAGAAGAGATTAGTCCTCTCCTCTTTTACAGTTATGGTTTTACTAATGTCAAATAAAAAACTGACATAAGTTATTATTATGACACATTGTGCCCGTATATCCACCTCCAATCCGTATGTCCGTAGCCGAAGCGTGCGTAGATTGCCTGTTTGAACATAAGATTGTCGAAATCTTTTTCCGTAGAAATGTCAGGCTCGATTCTGTTTATCCAGATGAGATATTCTTTCATCATCTTGCTATCGACCATATACCAATTGTTAGTATCATAGTCGTCTAGACGTGGATAAGGAATAATAGTCCAACGTTTATACTGCGGATTGATTCTGCCACTATGGGCAGAATCTGGGTCACGGTCTGACGTTGCACCTTTTTCATTATAACCAACTGCCTCACAAGCAGTATCGTATAAGGAATCGGGAACAATAAGCGTATCAGGTTCTATAACAATACGCTGACCACTCTCGTTTCTGAACTGTTTCATAAGAATACGAGTTGCACCAATCGCCGTTTTCGACAATGCGGTAGAACCAGCATTACTGAAACCAGTCGTAGTAGAGGCACCACTCTTAGTCGGATGAGAGGAAGAACAGAGAGCCACACCCTCTTCACTCGTAGCAAAAGTCAATGCGGAACTGAAGGCATAACCAAATGCCTGTGCGCCGTATTTTTCTTTTACACGATAAAGAGAATTGACCAAACCATTCTGCCGTGTCTTAATAACGTCATATCTGTCGTCATCAAGAAGTTTACGTTCAATCTGAATACCACCAGCGAACTCTTTCGGTTCAATTCTGGTGTAGTATTGCGGGGCAACACTTAAGTATTCAAGCAGTCCGTTGAACGCAGGAATGTCGGGAACTGCACCAATGCCGTAGAACTCTTCCCATGCCTTATCAGATTTGATAACTCCGAAGAGCTTATCAACCATAGAAGGCAATTCGGTGAAGGAATCCACGTACACCTTGCGAAGTCTGTCGTCCAGAAGTCGCTGAAATTGTGAACTAGTCAAAGGATTACTCATGTTTCATTGCCTCCTATTAAGATACTGCATCAGCTTGGCGACCACCAGTATAAGTCAGGAAGGTCGGAATAGAGAAACTGAAATCGCAATATTCGGTTCCAGCTTCGCCACCAAGATTGATGTCTAGCACATTGATTACGTAATAATTAGATGTCAGAGCCGCAGTATTATCTATCCACAGACCGTAGGTCGTGTCTACATTCATTCTGCATAAACCCTGACGAACATTGACCGCTTTAAACGTATCGCCAACCGCTGGCGTATTCGGGAATTCTCTGGTGAAAGCCCAAGTCGTAGCACTCGTACCAGTTCCAACACGATACAGACCAGCGTTAGCACCTTTAACACAATACACCGTATGATTCTTGGCAACGGGAGTGAACTGGGCAGAGTTAGTAACAAAACCAGTTGTCGCCGCACCTGACGCAAGTGTTAAAGTAGAAATTGTGGTCGTACCTACTGTGGCACTACCACGGAAATACCCTCTCAAAACTGTTTCAGGTGTAATTCTCGCCACCTGAACTAAAGGCTGAGGGTCGCCTTTCGCATACATACCTTCTGCAAGCCTATAGTCCCTAGCTAACTGGGCCGCCGCAGTATCAACACCGGTAATGGTCTGTTTTTTAATCAGAGCAGTAGCCAGAGTTGAATAGGTGGGAGTAGCATTGTTATCGCCGACAACCACACCAAACGGAACCAGACAGTTAGTAACGTCACAGGCACCTGAAGCCGCAGGCATAACGGTAATACCAGCCGTGTTAGCAGGCGTGGCTTTACCATAATAAACAAGCATGCCGTGAGCTAAAGTGCTCGTGCTGTCTACAGGAACCCATATAGGTTTTACAGGAGAGTGAACTACTTGAAATCCCAAACTCATGTTAATTCTCCTATTTTATTACGGCAGATTTTTTGTTCCGCAAACATTTCAGACAACGTCCTTTATGCGTAATAATCCAACCTCCCTATGCTTATCAAGGTCATCACGAAGTCTATAAACCCCGCAATATATGCA